AAGTGGACTAGTTTCGTAAGTCTGAGCAGTTTCTGTGTATGAGAAAGCTTTGGAGAAACCATTCATGAAGTTAGCTGTGAACAATCTTGCTTTTGCAGATTCAGCATCCCCATCATCAAAAGTTCTTGAAACACTGTTGTATTCTTCCTGAACACTACCTAACATCTTAGTAAGTTCTCCAATCTTTTGGTCAATCTTTTGCTTTTCTACAGCAGAAGATGTGGAAGATTTTGCATTCTCAAGAATGGTTCTTTGCTGAGCAAAGGCATCATACTTCCCCTTATAAGAAGCATTTAATGATTCTGCGAAAGATGTGGGTGTAGTGTTGGAATAATTGTATCTACCATCCACTGATATTTGTTCCCAGTCATCAGGAGAAAGTCCTACAAGAAGAGCTTGTTGAATTTTCTCTGGAGAAATACCTTTATTCATTAAACGGGTCATTGCGTCTTTCATTACAAGATTACCATTAGCATCAACGTCAAAAGCATCATCTCTGATGGTGCTATCTCCAGTGAGTCCTTTGACTATCTCTGCAGCGTTCTTTCTGTAGTTGGTGTAAGGTTTGTACAATGTACTAAATGAAGAATCAACATCCCCATTAAACCAAGCATTGGCTGCCTTTTTAAATTCCCATGTTCTAGAAGCAGAAGCTTTTCCTTCTTTGGTAAGAGTAGTCATATCCTCTAGTCCCTTTCTGTAAGCTTTTGTAGAAGACAAAGCATTAACAATACGAGGGTCTTTCACAAGCTGACTAGTCATACCTCCTACAGAGTTGACAAGTTGGAAGTTGGAGAAGTCACCAGCGGCTACAGTTTTTAGATTGTTTCCAAGTTCATTCAGTTTAGATTGCAAATATACTCGTTGAGCATCTTGGGCTATGTCTAGTCCAGCAATGTTATCTATCTGAGTTTGAATCTTTTGGATACCATCATCGTAACGCTTCTGTTTCTCCATACCCACCTGCACCATAGCTTCCACAGGAAGCTGCTGGACATAGGGGTTAAATTGTGGTATGATGTCTGTAAATGAAGCCATGGTATGTCAAGTTAGCAAATGTAATATGAATAATTATAATTTCCAAGAGCTATAACGAGTTTTGGTAATTCGCTATAACTGAGTTAGTTAGATATTTTTTAAAGCCTTTACAATTGAGCTGTTCAGGTTCTTTTTCTTAATAGAAGTTCCTTTCCTTGCCCCTTCTATTTCCTCCTTATTACTCTTCTTCAAAAAGGTCTGAGGAGTGCCAGGAGTAGTAGCAGGGCTAGATACAACGGCTGTAGATTGATCTCCAACCTTTTGCTCATAGTAAAGGATGTTTCCGTTCTGGTCTAATACAGGAACTCTCTGTGAGCTGGTTCCAGCTATTGTAGGAATCACTGGCTGAAAAGGAGCATTCATGTTAATAGCTCTGAAACGTGGGTCAAAGCGGTAGTTGTACAGGTTCTCCATTGTAGCTAATGTTCTGTTTTCCAATTGATTCTTAGCCATTTTATCAGAAATAGAATTAACAACAGCCTGTCCAACAGCCTTTGTTTTACTCTTAGCTTCAGCCTGACGAACATACTGACGGTCAAGAATCTCAAGATTCTTCAAGCCAAACTGATCAAGCTTATCCCTATTCTCTTTGTAAATCTGATTCTTCATGGCCTGGTTCATACGGAATTGCTCACCTAGCACTCTCTGATTAGCAGCATATTCTTGTGCCCCAAGTTGACTTTGTAAAGCAGGATTGTATCCCACAAGCCTTTGTTGTGATCTCAAGGAAGCCCTGTTCTCATTCAGAATATCCTGAAGAGAGATGTCATAAGGAACGCTAAGTTGAGGCTGTAGGGTTTGAGCTTGTACAGGCTCCAATTGGTTAGTAGCCATTGCGTACATCTCACCCATAAGCTGTGTAGGGTCAAGTTGTTCTTGGTCTGTAGGACGAACGTAAGGAAGCACCTGTCCAATAACATCCACTAAACCACTTCTCTTGTATTCAATAGAAGGAACATCTTTTTTAGGTGGAGCACCAACCTCAGGAATGATAGGTTTGAACTCTCTTGTTTGGAATGTAGAAGGAGTTTCAGGAATGTCTTTCTTCTTCAATCCAGGAGCAGCCCATCCAGCACCAAGCTTATTATCAAACCAGTTCTTCTTAGTAGATGTAGGATCTGAGTTATATAGTTGTTGGTGGTTGTTGATAATCATTGACTTTAGTTCAGGATCTTGGAACAGATACTCCTGGAAAGCTTTGTTTCCTTTCTTACCTGTTTTATCAAATCCAATCTGCTCAGCAATCTCATCCCACTCTTTTGCAGTGAATGCAGATGCATTCTTAATACCTGTGGTCTTATCTCCAGTCCAAGGATCAAGTCCATATTTACTTGTATATCCAGATTGTGCTTTAATCATCTTACCAAATTTAGCAGTTTTTATTTTTCCTTTAGCAAGATCATCAGCAACCAATCCATACTCCTCAGCTGTATCATTAATAGCGTTCTGTAAAGAAGCAGCTGAAGTTTTGTTGTCAGCAATTTCTTTTAATGTAGCACTACCACCATTGATTGTAAGATCTAAAGAGTTGAATCTCAACTTATCAAAAGGAGTTTGTACATCAAGCTCATCAAGTTCTTCTACAGCTTTGCTAATGTTCTTATTGATTTTATTTTCCTTTTTAGACAAACCAGCTACGTAGGTTTTGAACTTCTTACCTTCAGCTTCCTTACCAAGCAATGGAACATAAGCTTTAGGTATCTTGAGGTTGCCAAACACTACAAGACTACTATCACCAGGAGCACCTCCACCATCTTTTAACTTCAATGCTGGTTCACCTCTTTCCACTTCTACAGGGTTGTCACCATAGGTGATACCTATACCTGTGTTGCCCTTACCATCACTCTCATCATGAGACTGACCTCTGAACATGATTGTTTCTCCACCATCTGGTAGGTATGGATTCTGAGACATAGACTCAGCATATCCACCCCAGTGTGTTTGAAGTTCTCCACCCATCTGGAAGTCAGGTCTTTCTGTAGACATAGCTCTTTCACTAGGAGGAGTGTATTCTTTTAAGTGACCACCAGCTCTTAGCATGTCTGCATCCTTTGGAGATCTTAGCAAGTCTCTAAGATTGTGTTCTCCAAACTTAGTGATTGTTTGGGGTTGCCATGTATGACTCATCCATTCGTATGGCGAGGTTGTTCCACCATTCTCCATGAATGATGAATTTTGTGCCTGTCCACTCTGAAATCCTGATTGAAGAGCTGTAGCTTTAATGTTTTGTTGTGTAGCTTCTTTAGCTTTTTTAATTTGTTGTGGCTTTCTGTCTAGAGCTGTTCCAATAAGCTGACCAGCTGTTTGACCCACTAGCTTTCCTACAGGTCCAAAAACTGAACCAACTGTTCCACCAAGAGTTCCACCTAGATTACCACCAGCGTTTTCACCAGTGATTCCTGTAAGCAGTTGACTAGTAACATCATCACCACCAGCTCCAGCAAACATTTCTAAACCAGTTTGAGCTCTGTGCATTCTACCGCCATGCATAAACTGTTTGTAACGTTCACTATCATTCAAAGGTTCATATCCAAGATCATCGTAAAGTGTATTAGGAGCAAATGTATTAGCAATCTCACCAGGGATTCCACCTACCATCTTACCATTTCTAGCAAGTACATTTGTACCTACACCATATATTGGGAATAGCTCTTCTCCTGTATTCGTTGCATCCTCAGGACGAACATATCTACGTTGGGTTTCTTCAGGACGTGTGTTAGCAGCTTTCCTTACAAGACCGCTCACATCTCTCATTTGTTCAGCTCTTTCCAAAGCTCTCTTTTCCTCTTTCAATTGTTGAAACCCTCCTACAACCTTTCCTGCAGGACCTGCATACTTAGATATTTGTTTGAGAGCATCTCCTCCTGGTTTCTCTTCTATATCAAACCCTCCTATATTTTGACTAGCAAACTGTTGATTTATAGCAGCATCAGCTTGTGCAGTTTGTACAGGATTAGGCATAGATATTAATCCACGCATTCCACTTTGAGCTTTCTTTATCTGCTTACCTCTCCTAGCACCACCAAGTGCAGTCATAAGTTCTTCACTTTGAAGAACGTTAGCAATTGCGCCAAGCCCTCCACCACCGCCACCAGATTGCTTTTGAGCAGCAGCAAGTTCAGCCTTTCTATAGGCATCTTCTTTACGCTGATCATCTGTAGAACCTGTCACTGCATAATCAGCTTGGTCATATACATCTTTGAAGTTGACTGGCTGGAAACCAGCACCTTGCTCTCCTCCAATGTAAGCACCTATTTGTGCTTTCTTAAAAGCACCACCATGTTTAGCCATAAAAGATGCCTCATTAGGAAACTTCTTGTAGAATTCCTTCTCAGACTTAACACCAGCAATTTTGAGCATTTTTGCTTTCATATCAGTTGTATTTATCTAACCAGCCACCCTTGGTTGGTTTGTTATAGTTTGTAAAGTTAAGTGATTGGTCTAACTTTTTAATAGGTTGAGCATCAGCATTATTCACACCACCATTTCTCTGTCTCTCCATTTTGCTTTCAATAAATTCTTTTCCGTATTTAGGAACAGCAAACCTTTCGTAGTCTTCAGGTTTGACATATGTTGTGTCTCCTTTCTGATTAGCAAATCCTACAAGAGTGCTTCCTGCCCCTATTCCTGCTCCTGGAGAATATACAGGAGAACCTTCGTATATATTTTGTTTCCTCTCAACAGGTTTGGGTTGTTCTACTTTTTTAATGGGTTCTTCCCTCTTGATAGGTTCTAGTTTTTTAGGTTCTACCTTTGGTTGTGGTTTAGTGGTCTTTTGTGTAGGTTTTGGTTTTGGTTTGCCATATTTTTTCTTCCACTCTTCTCTTTCTTTGGGAGTTCTCATGTTATATGGCTTAATTGCTAATGGGTCATAGTCATACACTGAAACACTTCCACCAGGATAATTTTTTGTACCCTCAATTGCATCATAATCTATCATTCGTTGAGGTTTTATACGACTATCTATCATTGCAAAAGGAGCACCTAAATTTTGCAATGGTGTAATAAGATCCCTATAATACTGTTGATTAGCATTGCCTGCTTTAGTTTGAGCTAACCCTTTTAATTCTAATACTCTAACCTGTTCAGGTGTAAGGTTAAAATATTTGTTATACATTTTGTCATATGAACCACCCACAAGAGGTCTAGTATAAATTGCATCACGATAGAATCTAAGATTTTCATCTTTTAATTCATTTAGATTTGTATCATATGCTCCGTTAAATACATCTTTCTTAAGTCTCCCAGCTTTTACTTCTTTATCATAAAAATTATTCAAAGCTATTTGAGCATTAAATAACTTAAGACTGTCTGCTGTTGTAGGAACTGAACCACCTTTTTGCATTACAGGGTATTCTGTAACTGATTCTCCATCAAATGTATAGTCTTCTCCAGGATACATCATTTGTGTGTCTCCTGTATCAGAAATGCCAATCAATGGAACATCCACTCCCTCCATAGTGATTTCATTGGATGGGATGATTACAGGATTGCCTACATTCTCAGGGTTCCAATAGCCCATGGAATCTATAGGTATCTCACTGCCATCTTGACTAATGGTCTTAGGTTTGAAGTCTAGTCCTTCTTGGTAGAATTTCATCTCCATTCCATTCTGTGCACTAGCCTTTGTCTTCTTAGCATAAGGACCATTACTAGGAGCAGCTCCTGCTGTACGTGCGTACGTGAATCCTACAGCACCAGGAAGAGATCCTCCCATAGCAAACTGGCCACCCCATGCAGGACTATAATTACGTCCTTTGGTGTTGTATGCCAATCCCTTGAATCCTGGAGGAAGTGATACATCAGGATTGTTTGGGTTAGCTTTCTTACCATAATTATCTTGAGTCTTTTGTTTTAAGACCATCCCTCCTTGCTCAAACTTATTTAACCAACCACCATTTTTCATAGTGTTATCCTTTCCACATATATGACACACGTTCATATCTTTCTTGCTAGAGCTTGTCTTGCTCCAAGAATGTCCACATGTACAGTTAATGTTGTTAGCCATTATTTGTAAGAGATTTGAGCAGGTGTGTAAATAAACTGTGATACTAGGTGTGCATCATAGCGATTGTCTAGGATGTGTCGCACCTTTAATTCCTTAGCACGTAGAGGTTCCTTCTTAAAGGATCTTTTTCCATAGTCCATATTCACCTGATTTACCACCTTATCCAAAGACAGAGACTCGCACGTGCGCACGAAGAGAGGTAGTTGCTTGTCTTTTACCAATGACCAGAATGTATTATACTGGTAGAAGTTATCACTCTTAGTGAATGTAATTGTCTTACTCTCAGCGTTATACAAAGGATACTTCAAGTAGTCCTTTAGGTTGTTAATTGGTTTAGGAACCAACTCAAGCACACCTGTACTCTGTTGACCATTGTAAAGGACAGCCTTATTAAACCAAGCATTGTCGGTTTCTATTTTACGGTTGTCATCTGATATACCATCTGGATCAGAGAAGTATCTGTATGCCTTGGTATAATCCTGTACACTCTGAAGGATTTCATCCTGATACTGATAGGCAAAAGGATACTCGATGATGTATGGTTCTATGTTTCCATAGAAGTAGTTATACACCACTGGATTCTTCAGGTGCCTCCAGATACAAGCAGTTGATATTTGGTTATACGTGGTGGCTGCTAAACTCACAGGATTAACTGTAGTGACAGGGAAGTTTTTCTTGTTCTTACACCTACCTGTGGATTCTACAGTGATGACATCAACAGCATCATCTACAACATAACTCACCCCAGAAATCAGTTCCTCCTTGGAAACACCCGTTGCTAGAATGTTTCCAAGTTGGTCAATGATTGTAAAGGGTCCCGCTGTGGGTCCTGAGCTAGTTAATTTTATGATGATTGTCTTAGCCATGTTTATTTATTTTAGCAAGTTCCGTCTACAATCTCAAACTCTACCAAATCACTTGTTCCAAAAGTTATTGTAGTGAAGGTATAAATCCCTGTTGAACCTACGTTTAATTGTGAAACAACTATATTATTTACATAAAGTTTAAGACATGCATTACCAAGAGACTGAGTAACATCTACATCAATATTTGCTGAAGTTAATGAAGATTGTGTACCCGAAGCAGTTTGACTAGGCCCTACAGGTAGTGTTCCTACATTAAGGAAGTAGAAAGAAGCTGCTGAAACTGTAATGTTAGTTATTGTACTATTTGTACTACTGTTTGTTATGTAGAACGTATCTCCAAGAAGACTTGTTGTGGTTGTTGTAGTAGGCGGTGGTGCGCTTGTAGTTGTAGTAGTAGTGGTTGGTGTACCTGTAGTTGTAGTTGTAGTGGTAGTAACCACGTTAACATCTATGTAGTTTACACAAGTGCCTGTAGACTTTATTCTTATAATTGTTGCACCATTAGGTACAAGCGCAGAAGAATAACCAGCTACAAGAGCTGCCTTAGACACCCCTATTTCAAATGCTGAAACATAACCATCTACGTTTGAGTAAAGATCAAAAGGACCTGTATCTGTTCCAGCTGTTGTTAATGTTATTAATACTGTCATTATATATAGTATTTAAAAGTTAAGGGGCGATGGTTGTAGTGGTAGTTGTTGTAGACGATGTGCTAGTAGATGACGTTGTAGTTGTACTACTACTGGTGCTTGTTGTTGTGGTTGTACAACTAGTAATAAATACAATCAATCCACCTATCACCTGGAATACTGTGTCAACAGACTGAGAAGCTCCTGTAAAATACCAACCATCTGGTATTGTTGTACAATCAGTTGTACCATTAGTTACAAACACTCTAGATCCAAGATAGAGTCCTTGATATTCAATAGTGAGGAATGTAGGAACAACATTTATATATGATTCACCAAATGTATTCAGATAGGCAACAGCGTTACATGCGTCCAATTGACTTCCTGTAGAAACAACACTGCTTGGAGGAGATGTAATGTTATATCCTGTAAAGAACACATCTTGTATCAAATCTTCAGGTCTTTCACAAGGAGGTATTGGTGGTGGTACTGTTACCACAGCTGTTCCTGCTAATGTACAACTTGTTTCTGTAACAGTTCCTACAAGATTACAGTTCAATGTTGTAGTGGTTGTAGTTGTACTACTTGTAGAAGTGGTAGATGTACTAGATGTAGTGGTGGTTGTAGGAACAGGTCCAGGAACACCAGCTATCACTTCAAAGTCATCACAACATCCATTTATGCCAGAATAGAAGAAGTTGTTCTCACCAATGTACCAGTTAGGGATGTAGCTATGGAAGCTTATCCAACTCTTAGTATTAAAGTTGAAAGACACTGTCCAACTCTTATTACAGAAATAGACTTCATCTGTTAGATACACTCTCTCACGTATAATGATTGGTTTAAGAGCGGTGGTGGTGGTAGTTGTAGTGGTTAATCCAGATGATGTTGTTGTACTAGTAGTAGTGCCAGCAGAAGTGGTTGTACTAGTGGTGGTGCTATAAGCGATTTGTTGGTATGTCTTTTCAACATAAAACTCTCCATTAACAGCATCATATTTAACATCTTTGCTCTTTGGAACATAGTCAAGCTTAGTGATAAGCACCCTGTCATACTTGCTATCAAATACACCATGCAGACCAATTCCTGTGAAGTGGTTATCTGTAGGTACATCTGGGAAGTAACGCAGGATTTCAAATGCTAGGTGGTCTGTAAAGAACCTATTAAGTCCTGAACCAAACCATGATAGGTCTACAGCCTGTGTACCAGAGATCAAAAACACCTGACCACGTTTAGCATCCACAGAGACTTGTCCTTGTGGAATCTTTAACAACATCTTGTTTTGGGTTCCTACATATCCCAAATCAGTTTCTGCAAAATCAATCGGAGGAGCTGATCTGAAGAATTGAGGATTGCCAACATACGCTGCCTGAGGATTGCTTGTATCTATCGTAAGGAGGTTGTTGTACATGAGTGTCTTGTTCTCAAAACGAGCAAGCACTGCCTTGTTCTGAATTCCATCTAGAGATACAAGATTTCCATAGTTCTGAGGGAAGTCATAATAAGAGATGGCTCTGTAAATTAACCAGCTATTTACCCTATTATCAGAGTCAATGTTCTGAGAATCAGAATAGATAGCTCTGAAAGGATAATAAGTGAAGCAAGGTGTATCCCAGTCAATAGGTAGATTTGTAAATGTATTCTCTCTGTTCTGCTTAGAATAGGTGACATTATAGAAGTAGGTGTTATCCTGAACAATAGGAACATAACTTTGCTGCACCCAGTCATCAGGAATACCTGAGCTCACATGAGGCCAGAAGTCACCTTCTCTATTGTTAAAAGCTTGACGTAAGTCTACGTTATAAGAGCTCTCACAATAGAAATTAGGAATACCATATGCAAACAGATAGAAGTATCCATCGTAGAAAGTTCTTCCAGGATTGCTATCCTTAGGTTGTAAAGGAGCCACAAACTGACTATTAGGACAGTCAAAGTTGTGAGCCTTGTAGGAAATAATGTTTGATAACACACCTACACTTGTAATAGTGTAGTCTCTAAGAATAGAACGTGCTGAGTGCCAGTATTTTGGATAGGCTATGTTACCTATCTCATCATAGAATATATCACTATCATCAGGAGCATTCACACGGTTGTCAATAAAGAATGGAAGCTTGGTCTTGAATGCAAACCTGCTGATGAACGTATCACCACCAAAAACTGTTTGTATGTCGGGAGTAAGATCATCCACAAGCACTTGAAAACCAGTGTCCACCGTGCTGTAAGAATAGATTTGTCCGTATTGATTAACAAATACATTCTTAAGAGATGCGTAATAAGAAACAACAGACATGTCTTCTTCCTTAGCAGGAGCTTGACACTTGCTTCTTTCTGATATAGTGAATCTTGATATGTCTGTAACTATTGGACTTCCTGCAGACAACATGTTAGGACTTTGGTCTGGGAAGGGAAGGCCTGGTCTATCTAGGTCAGTTCTTAGATAGACAGATGATTCTCTTTGGAAGTTGTTGATGTTGTATATATCACCAACATTCTGTACACCAGGAATCAAATATCTAGCGATGTCAAGGTTACGTTGCTTAATCCCTTGATCATCAGGAACCCCTACACCATAGTTATAATCTCCTATAGAGTTGAAAGAGTAGGCATAGTTCTTCCTTGTAATACCATTTACATATATGGTTAAATACGCCTGATATGCTGTAAACATAGCAGTGGCATTGAATGGTGTGGTTACAACACCTAGTTCTTCAGCACTTTCAAGAGCATCACGCTGAGCTTCCTCTGTTAAGAGTTTATACTTAGCGTTATCTCTCACCTCAACAAAGTGACCTCTACCTCTACCAAACATTACACTCTCAAGCTTCAGAACACCACCTAAAAATGGCTGCCCAAAAGAAGTTTCAGGAGAGTTAAATATCTGTCTGTATTTTTCTGTAAATCCAGGTTGAGGATTCTCAGCTTTACAGTTTTCACCTGTGACAAGTGTTGGACCAGTAAAACAGATTTCACCAGGACCTTCAATCTGTACAGGACCACCTGTGCCAGGAACTACATATAATGTATACACTGGAGAGGTAGGCCATCCATTTACCCATTGTGTAGTGATACCTGTATAAATGTCATTCCATTCAATTCTACCACCTCTGGCAAATGAAAGAGGACCAGGATTACAAACCTGAGCTGTCCATATCTCATATGTAGAAAGCCCGACCCTTCCTGTTGCAGGACCAAGGATTGTAGGCTTACCTATTGAGCAAAGTGGATATTGACCAATTGCAAAGTATTTCTTCTTTGTTACTTTGTTCGTATTGCAATCAGTATATTCCACCTCAGCAAAAGAAGGTCCACCAGTAGGATCTACAGCAAGTGTGTCTATGAATATACTATACCCATCACAGATTTGTGAGTAGGCATTGTTAGTTGTATTAAGAAACGGATCTGCGTTAATATCATTGTATGGGTAGTTAGGATAGTAGTAGGTTTCCTCTTCTCTCTCATACGTATTTACATTCCTAAGGATGCCCTTAGCAACAATAGATTTGTTTGTACCACGATCAGCACGGATGATTTTGAATGCTACAATATCATCTTTCTGCTCTGATGTAAGAGTGGATGTCTGGATGAGTGTGCTCACTAGTTGTACATCTATTTGTACACCAATAGGGAACACAGCATCATTGCCCTGAACCATCGCACTAGGACCTAAGAATATCTTAGATTCGTAAGCAGGACTTACATTGATGTCAGGGAACTTGTGGTGCCTGATGGGCTGACCAGCTAAATCACCCCATACATCTTTGTTACATGGGTAGGTGTCTGTTGATTGCCAATAACCAAACTCACCATACTGATAAGGACCTCTGTATTCAGGAGCTGGAGAATATCCAGGACTTGTACCAATTACAAATCCTGTATTGTAGATTTTCCAATATGAGCTATATCCTATTCCTCCAGATGTGTAATCAGGAACGCCTATAAAGTCTGGGTTGGTATCTGGTACATCAGGTTGTAGGTTCTCTGTAGGACCTTTGATTCTACCAGGAATATGAAACCCATCTGTCTGCTTACCATTCTTAAGCAAGAACACTATCTCAAAAGCATACACCTCATCTCTCAAATAACCTCTGAGGTTGGTGGCATTCAACTCATCTGAATAGTTTTGGTCAGCAGGAATTCTCCAGCTTTCCCATAACAGAGGAATTTGATTAGCAATGCTTTGGTAGTTAATACGATCAATAGATATAAGATTGTCCCATATCAAAACATCTTGTGCTGTTGTAAGGTCTTGAGCAATATCGTAATAAGGGAACTTCTCAAATATATCATTGATGGTCAGTCTGATTTGTGTTACGTTCTGACCAGTGTATGGGATTTCCTTTTGAAGAGCATCAATGTAATATGTACCCACCAGCTCAACAGAAGTGATGTCATTGATTGTCTTAATCACCGCTAAGTTGAAATACTGGTAAAGACCCGTGTCCTCAAGATTACTTATATTGAGGATGATAGATTTCCCAACAGGATAGTTGAAGTTCACTGATGTAATGAACTTATCAGCAATAGGTGTTGGATTGGTAACAGAATAGTAGGACGTGTAAGGATTACCCTGAGCATCAGAGTATTGCGCAGAAAACTGATATGTACCAGCAATCAGGTTACCTGTGCTAGTAACATCAATTACCTCCAGTTGAGGAATGTTAAAATTAGGTTGAATCTTAAGTTGATTACAGTCTAGGTCATCTGTATATTCTGGATCACAGAACGGAGTTCCAGATTTTAGAACTTTTGGAATATTATCAATATCTAAATATCTTCTAGGATTAAATCCATCTGTCCAATAAATCTCTGTGGTGCAATTAGTTATCTTATGCGCCACTTTATGGATGGGATAGTTAGTATTGAAGTTGAGGCAAGGAGCATTTACAACAACACGATATAGACAATCGTTGTTCTCCATATATCCAATCTGACTAGCTCCTGTATCAGGATTGGTGATAAAGAATATATGTTTGTTCTTCTCTTGGATGAAGTGGTTACCTATAAGCACAAAGCCAGAAGGGAACGTAACACATAGTTCGTTCCCTGGCTCATTCTGATAGTTTACAGAATTAGCATCGTAGTTTTCAACAGCAGCATTTAATGCATACGTTAATTTCCCCTTCGCAATTTGGTTAGGGGTTTGGTCCATGTTAAGACCTGTGGTAGCATTATTATACTCCTGCCTAATATTACCTTGTTCCTGTTCAGCCATTAGTATTAATTATTACGTCTCCGACCATAGCTATTGCTACGATTGGGGAGTTCATACATGTTAAATCTGTTCAAGTCATTCTTAATCCTACGTTGCTTAGTCCAAGGATCTTGTTTCTTAACCTCAATATCAGCCATGATGAATGCCTCATCAGACATCTGTTTGTAGTTCACCATCTTCCTTTCTAGCTGATTATACGTCTCATCATTCACTTGATTGGTAAGCGTTTCTATCACTTTATACTTTATAAAAGCTTCAACATATTCCCTAATACGATAGTTGTCAGGAATCAACTGATTTCCACCAGCATCATATTCTGTAGCATAAAATAGCAGATGCACAACACCATTACGGAAATTGGTAACAAACTTATTGTCTCTTACATCAAATGAGTCATACGAAGAGGAACCAGGAGTGAATTGATTAAAAGGAGGTGCCTGTTGATAGAATTCCCAATTGTTGGTATAGTCTACACCACAGTTACCCTGTGCGGAGATATTACCAGGCTTGAGAAGATATTCCTTCCGATATGTAACAGCTGCTTCGTTGTTTGTCTTGTACACAGCCTGCACTAAGTTAGGCATGCATTTAGGACAAAACTCCTGAGCACAATTACCTTCTTCACAAGGATTACCACACACAATTACAGGACTCACCTGAATTGTTGTAGAACTAGCAGCTTGAGAGTAGAATGAGTTAGCCTGTTGATAAGGAAAACCATTTACAGCTGTACACATCCAAGCCTCTCTTACAGCAAAGAAGTTGTCTGGAAGTCTAGCTTGATAATCATTGATGTGTAGGATTTCCTGAGAAATCACATAAGTGGTTCTACCCAACTTTCTTAGACACTTGTCTAGATAGGTAGGGAACAGCAAATCATCAACTGCCCCTGTATCAAAATAGCTTTTGAATTCCTCCTTAACTGTAGCATATACAGGCTCAGGGCTGATGAAATTATATTTGTAATAGTATGACATCTATTTTACTTTTTCCATTCGTGATAGAGATGTTGATATTTATCGTTAGCCCCTATATAGTGAGAGAGAAGTCTAGACGTGTTTCTGGAAGGTTTAAAATACCACAACGGTGATTGTCTGAATCTAGCTGTTGACTTAAACCACACCCATCCAAAGAAGAAGCCCTCTGTGTGAAAGTTAAAATTGTAAATACGTTTACCTTTCTCCTTTGTCTTTTTCCAGTCAATAGGAAGGTTGACAAACTCTTTTCCATGAATGTCTTTTACCCTCTTACGCTTTTTCTTGTTTATGGCAAACTCACCAAAACCAAAAGGCAGCTTTGCTTTCTCTCCTGTCTCAAGAATATATTCTTTAAATGCATCGTTAAAAGAATAAACGATGTTTCTCCATTGGTCAAAGGTGAGCTTTATGGAAGGATGTTTCTTACAGAAACTGCTGTAGTTTTCTTTGCTGGCGCTTCTCCAATCTATCTTTACTCTCATATTTTATCTCAAGTTTGGAGCGTTAGGTGCTTGACCATCAACTCCATCACTTGTGATGTCTGTCTTCAATTTGAAATACGTAGATAGAAGCTTCTGAGAAGTGAGCTCCAACACCTGCTTTTCTAAATAGCCAGGAACTGGAGATTCTCTATCTAAAGGATTTACACACAGTTGTTCTGGTGTGTAACTAGGAGTTCCGCATCCACATTCTGGATACATTATCTCATTTGGAATATCTTCCTCAAAAAGAGCAACAAGTCTTATTGCTTTTAAGAGTGGATTGTTCACATACAGATATCCGTTAGAAATCCAATAGTATTCCTCTTTCTTAATTATAGGAAGCTTGAGCAAGTTCACGTATCGGTTGATGGTTATTTCCTTAAGTTTCTTTCCCTGACCACTCATGGCATTAATTGAATAAACACCCTGAATGACATATTGATAATTACCCTCTGTAATCCTAGGTAGCTTGAATCTTGTTCTAGCCACTGTGCAAGGATCAACATAATCACAACATTCAGAAATAGGAACTTCCACCGTCTCCAAGCAGGGGATGGTGGTAAAAACTGTATCGGTTGCCCATAACTTTCTCAGATTAGTCTCACGCTTAATTAAGAGAAAGGCATTGTTTCTAATTTCAGACATGACAGCTCTATCCGTGATCAAGTTGTCCGTGGAGAGCAACTTGTGCATAGCGCGCGCATCTGAAACTAGCTTCCTAAAAGTTGACATTATAAATACTGTTTGAATATGTTTGTTATTCCATCTTGGAGATCTATCAAGAATCCTGTCACCTCACCCTTGGTCATGGTGTATCCATTCTTATCATCCCAAGAACTCTTGGCTGTAGAGAATGCAGGTAGTTGATAGAATTTAATACCATTAAAATCAAGACTCATTTCATGGTGTTTGTCACCAGTGAATATGTAGAAATTATCGTGTTCTGACCATCCGTTCTTAAATTCCATAGGGAACAAGCCAGCAAGCTTTGCAGGTTTTAGAGCATCTCCGTGGTTAAACATTAATGCTGATGTACCATAGCTTACATACTTTCTATACCTTGGAGAGATGTCAAAGAATACACGCTCTTCATTTCTAAAGTAGGTTTGTAACCAACTGGCTAAATGCCATCCTACATATTCATCATGATTACCAGATACAAACACAACATCTACATCCCCTCCTTTCTGAAGGAGCAGGTTTATCACACTCACCTCATGATCACATATTGCATGAAAAGAATCGTGATATGAAAGAATGTTTTGTTGAGGAGTACCTTTTGTAGTTGTATTGGTAAACTCACTGTTAAACTCATCAGAACCAATGATGTATTTGATGTCTGTGAGATTGTTAGATATAGAGGCTTGGTCTAGAATTATTTCCACCCTATGGATGAAATCACCAAAGCGTTGGTCTATATCATTCTCTCCCCCTATGTCCAGCTTGTTTAAATGGGAATCCTGTTTGTTGATGATTAGGCAAGCATCTTTCTTGCTTTTCTCATACTTAGGAGCCATTACTTCTGGAGACATTGGTTGATAGTTTTCTAAGAAAGATATGAAACTATCTTGAAACACTTGCTCATTCTTCTTCTTACCCAACCAAGCTTTCACTTGGTAATAAGGTTTATCACTATTGCCCCAATAGTTCTGAATGTATTTAGTTATTTCCCATTTCTCTGTGTCAATATTGCACTTATCAATTAACTCATCTAGAGTTTTGATTTTCTCTTCGCTATTGAAGACCACCTCACCTGTTCCTTTATAAACGTCTTCAAAAAACCTTATTACGTGATCTTCAAGTTCTCCAATGTAATTTCCAACTTCCGCATCTTCTTGTGCTTCTTGTGACCCTCGAAGCTCTTTGATCAATTCATCCACCTCATTCTCTGTGATGTTTAGTTTGTCTGCATAGAACTTTTTGCTCTTTTTCCAATGGAGCATTTTCTCCAATTGTTGCAGAAGAGATTGATTTTCAGGCATTTGCAACTTTTTTAAATTAAAATTGCCCTAAAGGTACAAAGGTTTTTTGATATTTTCCAAATTATTTTAACCTTTCTGGTTATCCATTCTAACTAACTTAGTTATAAATAAAAAACTCCCCAGGGTAGAAACCCCAGGGAGAACTCTGTAAAACCAAAAAACAGAGTTTTTTTATTACTTTACGGTGCTGTAGTGGTTGTGGTTGTTGTTGTAGGCGCCACTGTTGTGGTTGTGCTAGTTGTTGTAGGACACACTCCAAGATTAGCTGATGACACACCTGGTGTAGGAGGCACCACTAATGTTCCTGTACAAGCACATACGTAGATGGTGCTAGGACCTGCTACAGAAGTGTTTACAAGAATTCCTCCACACTGATAGTAAGATATATTAACAGGTGAAACAGTTGAATTGGTTACAGAGTAGAACTCGCAAGAAGGACAAGCTATTGTTGTGGTTGTTGTTGTTGTCGAACTTGTAGAAGTTGATGTTGTTGTAGTAGTTGGGCAACAGTTAGCCAAAGCAATTTGAAGATTGTAGATCTGTTGTTTGAGGCTACAAATCTGGGTGTCAATCTTTTGGAAAGCCACAGTTGCTGAGTCACATGTTGCAATTAACGTACAAGCAAGATTGGGCCCGCTGTATGAAACATTGTTAGTTGGTACAGGGGCTGCGGTACAAGGGTCACATCCACATGCAACAGGTGTTACAAGTGGAACCGTTGTACAACAAGGATTTTGTGGAAGGAATAACATTTTATATAAAGAGTTTAACTGTTAAGGAATATACATAATATAGTAGCATCCCAGACCAGGCTGGTAGTTAGCATGAGCTAATCCGCCTCCTGTAGAACCAACACTGACTGCCACAGAAACTAATGTGAATGCTGTGTTTGTACTAGTGGACGAACTCTTTACACCATTCATATCCATAAGGTCACCTGATGTACCAGGCTCATTCTGATCAGCTTCTCCATGGGCATATGCAATTGTATGCAAGTGTCCAGGATCAGTTACAATGGCTGTAGCTGAGTGAGAGTGAGCAGGAATCTCTGTAGGTGAAAGAGTTACGTTGTTAGAACCAGCAGTTCCTAATAGAGCATAGCTAGGGTTACCAGCTATACCAGGGTCCACTGCAGGGTTGAAAGCTCCTCCACCCATACCTGTTGTAGCACCAACTGGTACACGTCCTCTTTTATCAGGAGTGCCATTGTTACCATTACAGAGGTAGATTTTCTCCCAATCAGTTGAAACAATACCAGCACCTGTTGCATCAAAGTTACCTGTAAGAGATCCGTAGTATTCTACAACACCATAAGGAACCATGCGGTTGTAATACTTGGTGCTAGTTCCAATGCTAGTTAGATAGGCAGCAATCAAAGAGTTAAGATCAGAAAGCTTAACATAGTTTGTACTTACGTTAAGAGCAAGGGCATTTAGAGTAACCTCTACAGCACAAAGTTTTGTAATAACAGCTTGCAGAATTGCGTGTGTTCCAGAGGTTGATGTTACACCTGTAAGACATCCTATCGTGTAAGGTCCTTCCAAAGCAGCAAGGTCACCCTCAATAGCAGTTACACGTGTGTCGAGTTCACATACAGCTTCTATGATTGCACTAACTACATTTGGAAGACTAAGGTCTTCACATGATACAAGATTCTTACTTACAATCTCGCAAATAATTTGAGGGTTGATGGATAAGACTATGCCAGTTCCATCGAGAGTGGATGTGAGAAATGTAATCAATGCTTGCTCAACATATGAAAGAGAGTCTCCTGTCTTGATTCCCAAAATAGGAACATCTACACCCGTATATCTTACACATTGATCAGAGGTTGTTTCTACACAACCGTTATAGCAATTTGAACAAATGTTGGACATTTATTTATATTTTAAAAGTTTTACTTTACCCGCAATCATGTTCACCGTGAATGGAGCAGCATAATCGGGGTTACAATACTTATAAGTAAGTATTCTTCTGTAGTTTATAAGAGCCAGCATTGCCCCTCCAGGTACAGGCTGGTTCAACATAAACACAACATTGTTGTATAAGTTGTTTGCAAGAGAAGCTAGTTTACAATCTATATCAGCAATCAGTGCTGGAATACTAGCGCATTCTGGACAACTTGTAAGTCTGGGTGATAACATTTCTTATAAGTTTTCTTCCTTGTTTTATAGCACCATTACATGCTGCACAAAGACCGTTAATCAATTGACATCCACATCCAACTTTAGCTCCACAGTTTTTACACATAGCCATATTAGTAAAAGTTTATTACGTAATTGGTTCCAGAGCAACCACAATTGTTTCTTATAAAGTTATTCAGCATCATATCTGCCTGAGTATAAAGCCTTGTTGCTTCAAGATCAGCACAGTTGTTTGCAGCAGCAATTGCTCCCTGCATAAAGAAGTTGATAGAGTTGAGATTCACAAATGCTTGTGTTTTGATAGCTCTATCACATTCCATCATATCAAGCTTCATAAATGCTCCATCAAACTTCTCCTGTAATTGCTCCACACGTATAATCGACTTCTCTACGAAGTTTATGTATGCAGGAGCTACAGAATATTTTAAACGATAAACCCCATCAGGCAGAGGTTGATCTACACCTACGGGGCTTATTCCTAAGTTTGATGTGGTAAATATGTTCAAGTCGTTAACACTGAATGGTTTAAAGAATGTTCCAAACCCAGGAACCGTAATTTCAATTGTAGCACCAGAAACAACAGGTGGATTAGTTGGATAAACGGAAGCATCAGCAACCCCAAGAGTTGTTACATTGTATGTTGGGATTACTAATATGTCTAGTTTTAAATCTGCCATGTTGCTTTAAATAAATAAGCCAGAGGATTGAGTAGTATCCTCTCACCTCTGGCTTAGGTTATATAATCTATATTACTTGCCTACTGTTACGGAATCAAGGTTGATGTTGTACTAGTAGAAGGCCATACAGTGGTTGTTGTAGAAGTGGTAGTTACACACACACCATTCTGAGAAACAACTGCACCAAGAGCTGCCACAAGAACTGCTTCTACAGCGGTTTCCATAGCGCTATCCTTTTCAAGAGCAATAATTACACTGCTGTCTTCATAGATATAATCGCCCCACTGATACTCAGACCTGTTATACTCATTGAACTTGATGTAGTAGGTGGTATAAGTTGTACCATCACTCACCCAGCTTTCAAAGTTCTCATTGTAACCATTCATCCTGTAGAGATGCTTCAAGTAACCAGCTTGGTAGCTGTAGAAGTTTTTCTCCAATTGTGCAATCTCAGCAGAAGTACCACTAGCGTAAGAAGAACGCTGTACAATTACTGGATCAGCAACAGTGTTACAAGGATCAGCTACAATGAAGTCAGCTGTAGTTGCTGGCCCACTGATTACGAATGTACGGAACCACATTCTGTCATACTCAAAAGGAAATGCTGCCACATCACAAGGCTGACCATATTTGGTAAGAGGCTTACCAGTGATACGCAAGAAAGCGTTTTGGTCGTTACCAATTCTCTGGAACTGATAGAAGTCAGAGAAAGTGATGTTGTCAGGGTTGTTACCAGGAGCTTGAAGATTGAAGTGATAAATAACATCATCAATCAAAGCAGGTACATCAACAACAGTACAAGGATCACCACCGCAATCACAACAAGGTGCGTTTACAGTTACTGAACGAGTAAAACCGTTAAAGTACAAGGTGTCAAGGTAGCTAGAGTGAGCACGAAGTGTTACAGTGATAACATCACCACACTGTGCAGTCCAGTTAACAACATCTGTAATTTGAGTAATAGCAGTAGGACAACCGTCCACTTTGTACCACTCAGTTACATTGCTGTTACAACCAGATCCTGAAGGACAGCCTTTAATTTTATCTGAACGCTTAGAGCCTTGCAGATAAGTGTTTGTACGGCCTTGCGCAATATAAAAATAGGGAGCAGCAGCGATGTTACCAGCTGTTGCAATAGTGTAGTCATTGCGGAATATACCCACCTGACCTGCTGTTAAATTTTGCGTAGATCCAGAGCTAGGGAGCGCAGCTTGCCCTACTGGTACCACGAACAGCGTAGTTAATGAAAAATCAGCCATTTTGCTTTATTTTAAGTGATTGAAAAATTTATTCGTTTGTCTGTATCCTGAACTGTGCACTTTGAACAGCAGCAGCGTTCTCTGTGTACATTGCTAGGTTTTGTACTGTTAAGTCTAACAACTCATCCTCTAGATAGAGTTCAAGTTCGCAGTCTTGGTCAAATGATGGTTCACCGTCTAACATGATATATCCTTGTTTATTAATATATACAGGATAGCGCATGTAGGACATGTACACTTTGCTCGGAGTGAACGTACCATCTGTGAAGATGGATATTTCATCTGTCGAGAGGAAGTTGAAAGTCTCTTGGTATTCAAAAGACGGTCTATAATGTGTATTGTTCAGAATGAACTGAAGGTCACCATGTTTAGCTAAGTCTCTGTTAATCCAGATCTTTCTATCCTTACACACCCCTTTGTCAGCTAGTACATAACTATCAATGTAGAACATGTACTTAGGAACAAGCAGGTGCAGATTAGCAAACCATTGATTTAGTTCTTCGTTCTTGAGAGTAAGTTCAAGAGGTTGATGGTTATATGTTATGACCAAGCTTTGGAGGTCCTCATAACGCTTCTTAAAAGCATCGAGTCCCATTCCACTTACCACACTAAAACCATCAACCTTTTGTTTTATCAGCTTAATCTGGGCCTCATTGAGAGCCAGAATTTTATCTTCCAAGTTAATTTGCTGGTGTATATTAGTTGATAGTTTATTTAGTTTTTGGTCTATCTTATATAATAAACTATCTACTGGTATCATACTGCAGCCAATTTCTTAGTTTTTAGTTTGCTTTCGAGAATCAAGAGCAAGTCTTGATTATCATCATCAACAAGCAATTTAATTAAATCATCTTCGTCCTTAGCTATTTCAAACTCACCTTCATAGATTTTACCGTTAGGTTTAGATCTATATATTGAGTGAAGAAGAGATTGTTTCACTAAGTCTTTAATATGGAGTAAGTTATCTTTCATATCTGCAAAGCGAGTGAACACTTCAACAGGATTTAACCCTTGATACTTACCGTTTTTAAATTCGGTTTGTTTGAGGACATTGTCTACAAGATTGTAAACTGCTTCCTCTTTAGTATCATCAGTTACAGGTAATCCCAACAAACGTGCCACTTTTCTTTTTCTTTCAGGAGTCATGCTGTCAAACTTAACAATAGCTTTGTTAATCATTTGTTTCTTTTTGAAGAGAACAGCATTCTCGATTTCATCATCAGCTACGTAGAACTGAGTTTCAGCAGGATATTCACCACGCTCCCAAGCTTGATAAGAGCTTGCAATTGTAGGATGAACACGAAGCCATGAAAAGGCTATTTCCTGAAAAGCAATATTAAGATCAAAGAAGTTATCTCCGTCCAGCAACTTTACAGGCTGAACATGCAATACGTCACTTGTTGATGTAGACAATCCGTAGTTCCAGAAACTAGAACGAGGACTCAAGTCAACATCACCAAGAGCAGTTTGAAGTTTTTCTTTTAGCCTTGTAACACGCTCGATCTCCATTTCTTTCTCAAGAGAATCAGAGATTCTACGAATGTATGCAGCAGTAGGATCAAGTCCTGTTCTGTACTGTCCGTCTAATTCCTTGTAAGGATACTTAAATACCCCTGTACCAGGAATACGTGTTAGGCCTTTAAGTGAAAGACCGCCTTGCATTGTTTGAAGTTGTGAGTTATTATACTCCTTCTTAATGGTTGAGATTTTACCTGACTTACCCATATGTAGTTTATTTTATTTGGTTTATTTTGCAGAGTGATTCTCATCGAAGAGAATAGCGATTGGGAGACACCCCAGTCCAACCACTCTGTAAGTGAAAAGAGCTCCCCCACGGGGATGTGGGGGGCAATCTCTTCTCGATATAGGGTCTAGGAATAGTATTCCTAGAATAGGATCCTTAGAATTGTGGGATCTCTTCAATCAAAACTGTACGAGACAAATCTTCAATGAATACATCACAACGGTCTTTCATCCAGATTTCGTATCCTGGGAATTTATTCGCAGAGCTCATACCCTGAGACTTAGCAAAGCCTAAGTGGTGACGAGTTCCATCGATATAACCCCAAGTCATAGAAGGTGCACCCTTCATACGTACTTCACGGATGTTGTTAACCAATGAACCATCAGACATAGGAGATACGTCAAACACCATGAATACAGGTGTGCTCTTCTTGTTCTGACCAAATTCAAGGTTAGATTGTGGAAGGTCAAGTTCTTTCAAGTGAATCAACTCAACACGACCAGTCTCACGAGTAACCATTGCATCGAATGCAAAGTTATAAGTGATATGCTGACCTTCTCCCTGCAAGTAACGGTTTCCAGAATCAGCCATGAAGGTAAGACCGCTGTTCAAAGCGTCATTCTTCAAAGCTTGTTGGAATACGTCAAATCCAGCTTCGTTAGTGTACATTTTAACACGACGGTCCTTAACATCCACACGACGATAGAACAAGTCACCAAACACAGAACGAATCAGGTTTGCAGTGAATTCTCCACGGTTGTATTGAACAAGGTTACCGTTATTACGCATTCTGTGATAAACACCAGCAGATGTACGCTTAAGTTCTTGCTTGCTACCGTTAGTTTTAACAGTACCAGGACGAGACCAAATCATACGCTTAACTTTCAACTCAAGCATAGACTTACGCATCCAGAACTCAATGAATGGTTCCCATTTAACATCATTCCTAGTCAAAGGAAGTTGGTTCCTACGCTGTGGAGCGTAAACCAATATGTCCAAAGGTTTGCCAGAAGAATCACGCAGCATTTTGTCATCAGCCCACTCAGTGATTTTGTGCTCGAAACCATATGCAGAACCCAAAGATTCAAACATTGTGATTTGCTCGCCCAAACGAGGAAGACCCAATAAGTCTTGATCGAATTCACCAATTGCAGCATCAACCAATTCAAGTTCGATGCCCACTTGCAAGAAGGTTGAGCTAACGAAGTCTACAGTTGGATTATCTGTAACAAGTGTGAAACTGTAAAGGAAGCCCATGTTCCAAGGAACTGGATCCTTAATAACGTAAAAACGAGGACCATATTGGCGAGAACCAACAGAAACGATTGCGTTCTTAGAGAACTCGTTTGTGTCAATTACCAATTGGAACTCTTGACCATCGATACCAGGCTTGCTTAGCTCAGCTGTAGCAGCAGGGATGTCGATAATCTTAGGGAATTTGTAGGGAACAGCCACTTGCCATTTCCAAGCATCGCTATTATTATCAATGTAATAAGGCGTGCTTTTGTTGATCATGTCTAAGAAATCGTTGCTGTACAGAGAGCTCTGTGTATAAAGGCTGATGATTTTCTTATCATAATCAGCAGGCTCAGTTGAGTGAAAGCTCTCCAGGTGGTTAGCGTCAGTTAGCTTACCCACAGCACGCTTGTCCATAGATGCGACACGAGCATACGTGAAGCCAGTTAGACCTGGGATTGTTTGAATTGCCATTTTGTTATCCTTTTATTTATTAAAATTTAAATGAACCATGAATTTTGTTTGGCTGGTTGACTGTTACCACCTGTCTTAGTTTTAGTCACTTGTCTAGCTACTTCCCCAAACAGCTCGTTTGATTTTTTTGAAACGCCTGTTCTTTGGATGGTAGATAACGTGGGATCTTTTTCTAAGATTTTAAGCAGGAGGGCAACTTTCACCTTTGTTGTATGGTTCTCAGGTCTCTTCAATTCCAAGATGGTTTTGTCGAAATCAGTGAGTGTCTCACCGCTTGCTGTCTTGTATTTATCTACCAGCAGGAAGTCTTGTAGTTCGTTTGCCAACTTAGGGTTGATGGGAATTCCATCAAATTCCTTAGATTTCAGTTTGTCTTGAAGGACTCCCTGAACATTTTGGATGTATTGATTTTTTACTGCTTGTTTTTGTTGGAGCTCTTGTTCAGCCTTTTGCTCCATTTGAGAAAGTTTCTGGGCTTCCTTCTTAACAAGCACTTTGTGATGTTTTGTAGCTACGCTCTCAAGATCACCATAGTTTTTAAGTCTTTCCACCTCAGTATCAACGTCTTCGGTTTCAAAACCTTGGTCAGTTAATGCTTGTCTTATCACTCTCACTTGATTGTTTTCTTGTGAAAGATCCATTTCAGAGAAATTAACCATGTTATTAAATGCACCAAAATATTCTTTTGGACTAACACCTTTTACAAATACAGCCTCGAACGCTTGTTGATAATCCTCGCCAAATTGACTAATGAAGTTTTGCACCATCTCAACAGCTCCCTTTTTCTTTTCACTTTGGAAGCGCTCTAAAAACTCTTCAGGAGTGGATATGCTTACATCATCTTCATCTTCATCCTTTGAAAAAACACCAAGTTTGAAAAGGTCACGAGATAAAGCTGTAAATTGACTCACTTGCTCTTCTCCTTCTCCTTCTTCATTATTGTTTTCTTCTTCAGCAGGTTTAGCTTCAGTTGTTGGAGCTTTCTTCTTAACTGGTTGAGGATCAACCTCTTCTGATTCTTCTTCTTCTCCAGTGTTATCACCAAGGAAGCTTGAAATCAAATCTTGACCAGTGAATTCTTCACCATCTACTTTAGGAACAATTTCTTTTCCTTTAGGAACATCGGGTTTTGGACTTGGAGTAGCAGGTTCAACAGTTTTTACAATCTTCTGAATATCATCAGGATCGCCTGTTGATGTCTCAGGAGACATAAGATCATTAAGAAGTTCTATACTTCCAGGTCCCATCTCCATAGTATTTTCAATACTAAAGTTACCGAATGACGGGGTATCTAGGTTCTCAGCCATATGTAGTTTGTTTAAATTGGTTTATACGTGTGTAAAAATAATCAGAGATTGTTGAATAGCAAAGAGTTATGCATCTGTATACACCATTTTCGTATATAATATAGCATTAATATAAATTACTCTAATCAAGTTTGTTTATCACCGTGTCATTTATTATCCTATATGAACGGATTGGAGCTATGTCAGTGAGTGTAACTTGTTGAATCTCAACGCCCCACTTCCTTGCCTCCACTCTAGCTTTCTTCGTGAGGATGTTATCAATCTCAGCATCTACACACTCCTCTAAAGTTTTGCCCATGATGATGTTCTTGATGATGTATTGTGTCATATCTGATATAGCATCCTGAGCATCGTACACTTCTAACATAAATGTCTGAATGTCAGCTATTTTGTATTTGATTAATCCCTTTACAACAATGTTCTGTTTGTCTTTAGTGTAAAGACTCTGTGGGGATAGGCTCAGAGTTGTAACTACAACATGCTGTTCCATAACATCATCCACAAATGGGATGCGCCAGTGAAAACCAGGTTTAGCTACCTTGTGGAATTTACCAAAGCGTAGAACAACTGCTTCCTCAAAATCTCTAATGATAAAGAAAGGGAGCAATTGTTCAAACCAGCCTGTGATTATGTCAATTAGCCTATCGAACATTATTTAGATTTTGTAGCTCGATTCTTAGCGTTTAGCTTTGCTATTTCTAAGTCGTTCTTTTGATTTTCTCTATCCACCTTCAACTTCTCTCTTTCAATATCAAGTTTCTGAAGGTTTTGGATATTCTTCCCCTGAATATCTGCCATTTTCATTTCATAGTCTTTTGCTGTACGGGATTGTTCAGCAGCAATTTTATTAATCTCTAGAACATCAGGAGTGCCACTATTATCTACATCACTGAGAGGTCCCATGTTCTTGGCCTCAGCAGCAATGAGAGCAATCTCCTTCTTATTGAGTCTATCCAGTTCGTTTTGATAGTTATCGTTAGCAATCTCTTGCTCTTTCTGAAGCTGAGTCTGTTGAAGCTGAGCAGCTGCAATCTCTCTTTGTTGATCAAGTTGCTGTTGTTGAGTTTGCATTTGTTGATCTTGCAATTGCATCTGTCTGTCTTTCAACTCTTTAAACACCTTCTTCATAGCCCTCATGGACTTGGTGCTGTAAAGCTCAATTACATCGTACAAGCTTCCACCGTTCTGAATGATAGCCTGAGACAAACCTCTAAGCTCGTCGAACATTTGCTTATCTTCAGGACGATTTGTTAAGAACACCTTCAGGTCACGGAACTTAAGATCAGAACCGTTCACCTGTACAAACGCAGATTCTCCCTCATTTGTAATGTAGGAGAGAGTGGATTGTGGCTTCTTGCTTTCTACGTACAGGGCAGCATCAATAATAGATTGATATAGCTGACCCATAATATATTCGTGTGCTACAAACAGAGGTTCTGTTTGAGAATAAGATTGTTGTACAGCTGTATTAACACCTGTAGCAGACTCACTAGCTGCCACAGATCCCATACGTTGTCTACTCATACCTATAAGCTCCCAACATTCGTTCTTGAGTTGTTGTGCTAGTGTGTAACGAGACTGTATCTCCTGCGTACGTGTGAGGTCAATGTCTCTAAATTGGTTGAAGCTAGAAGGACTCTTCAGGTTCTCAGGGCTATCGTCAATAAACATAACCCCTCTGTTTCTTGCCTCCATTTCCCAGATGTCAAGAGCATCTTGTGCATCACCATCCTTAGGAATAGGAATATGTCTGATGGATGTCAAATACACCTTACCCACTTCCTTCTCAAGGAGTTTGTAAAGCTGGTTCATACATACATTGTACAACACCTGGAAAGGCTTCATCAAGTCAACCAGACTCTTTGCCTCTGTATTCTTCACCTCAAATGTTGTACCAATGATTGGACAATAGTTTAGGAGCTTGAACGGTTTGATGTGATATATGTCTGGTCCAATCTTTGTACCCTGATACCACTGATTGATCCATCCCCATTCAATAGATTCTTGTGTAGGGATTGTACCACTCTTATAGTTTTCATCTACTAGAACAGACTGTTCGTTACCCATTTCATCTAGGTAGATCACCTTGCCTATCTTCTTCTTACTCAACCAATAACATCTCACCACCACATATTTGTATCCAAATGAAGACACATTAGAGGTGAGTCCTAAGAAATCTTTAAGACCATCGTTGTTCTCCTTCATTTCACTCTCGATAATCATACGGGTTTGAAGGACCAGTGGATCAAATGTATCATATTGAACTGAGTCAATACCTGGCGTAGCATTTGGATTACCTAGATTAGATTCACGAACATTAATTAGTCCATAGTCTTGGAGAGAACTTCTGAGATGGTCTATTTCTTCTTTGGTGAGGTCAGGAATGCTTTCAATAATTTCTGAAAGTTCCATAACCTGTACTGTACCAGCCGCATAAGCACCTTGAGCTCTACCTGTAGGATCAGAAATCCATTTTCTATCAGGAGTTGTAAGAAACCAAGTGTTCTTGGGGTTAGCCACCTCAACATTAAATCCAAGTTTTGAGTTGTCTTCATATATATGATAAAATTCTCTTCCAGAAATTAGCAAATCGCGAAATGCATCTTCACTTTTTTCCTTCAGGTTAAACTCAGCCTTCTGACAGGTGAGTACATGATTAGCCCATTTCTCGGCTACAGATGTATAACTATCTAGCACATCTTTCACTTGATCCATGGTAAGTTGCTGCAATTCTTCCTCATCAATCTCTTCACCCTGCATTGCAGCTTGCTGAACAATCTTTTGTTTAGCTTGACTAATTACATATTCTTGAAGAATGTCTGTCTTGAATTGTAGCTCTTCAGCCTTACTGTCATCATCAAATGCCTTCACCCTGAATGTGTCAGGGCGTTTTGTAATTTCACCCACCAGCTCGTTCACGGGAGTGGTCATGATGGAATACATCTTTACATATGCAGGAAGCTGTAAATCAGCTGTCATCATGTCTGTAAAGCTCCTCACCTGAGGCTCTTGATAGAAGTCTTCCATCCTCAGGATGCCTTTTATTAGGTCGTAGTTTTTGACAAAGGTGTCACGGTTCTTTACATACTCAGCATACGCCTTGTTTGCAAAGTAGTCCATGGTGTTCTTTATCCAACTTTCGTCTTGCTTTTCCTTGTCCGTCTTAAACTGGTCAGGAAATATATTTAGATAGGCATATCTAATTGTAGCATCTTTCGTATATCTAATGATAGCCATTATATAAAAAGTTTACTTTTTTTCACTTTATTAAATAACCCACGAGATTCTGTAAACAGAACGTTCTTCTTATTGGGTTTGAATATCGCAATCACTCTAGGATCAGAAGATCCTCCCACCCTACCAAGTATAGGATCCATTTTAAGAGCCTGAGCTATAGCAAGTTCTGCAGCAATAATACGGTCAAAGTTACCCTGATCGTTATACTGAATAATCTCTTCTAGCAGTACAGGATCAAATATCTTTGACACTCCTTGCACCTCTTTGATGATGTTACCATTTTCATCCTTCTCGGTGTACACCACTTCCTCCATATACTTCTTGAGACAGTTATGCAGGTAGTCTCTGATTTTATCAGAGCTTCTGTGCACACCATACTCACGTTTCACTGTTGTACCAGGCACCACCTCTTTCAACCAATCAGGTTGTTTCTCAAGATAGTGTGCGTCTCCTTTTGCTTTCATGTATTCTATGAAGGAGATGTCATCATTCTCACAGAGCGTACGTGCATTGTAATATTTAATAAGTAGACGAGCCTGTTCTTCCCAAGTGTCTTTCTTATCAGGTCTTGCACAATACGAAGCTACGAACATATCTTGATATTTCTCACCTGTTATGTCGTGCATTCTCTTATAAACGTACACAGATCCTAATGATGTAGAATAAGCAGCTTGTCCTTGTCTGTAGGGATCGACCCCAGCTACATACAATCCATATGGAGGACTTTCAATAGGAAACTCATATATGACAACAGGAGCATCCTTTAGATCGCTATTTTTTAGAGGGAAGTTGGTTATAGGCTGTTTGTCTGTAAACTCATGGTTGATTTTCTCTCCGTCATGAAACAAAATTACAGGAGTGCCTGTACGCCCCTGGTTAAGCAACCTACCCTTTTGGCGTTTGGCCGACTCTATATCAAATATGTTTGTGTCTTCATTCAGAAAGATGTCATCCACCTCAAGTGGGTAGTACATCTTTTCTTTTAGATAGGCCACCCTGTCTCCTGCTTTCTTCAGACGTTCAAGGTTGGCTGTGGTTATTTCAAGAGCTTTTTCTTCATTGCTTACAAGCATCTTGACATTATGAAGATCGCTTCCTTCAGGTTGTTGAAGAAACGCACCCAGCGTACTCTCTTCCTTAGCTTCCATTCTATATTTATGCGAAATAAATAAGCCATGAACACGTTTCTCATCTTTCTCATTCTTGTAAGCAAGGAAGTTAAAATTGTCTGCGTCAAACATTAAGGACTTAGCGTCCATAAATTTCTTCATATCACCACCTGTTCCTGTCAGGAGAGGAGAACATCCCCATCCATACGGAGTGGTGAAACCAGGCACAGCTGCCTGAAAGCCTCTGAGGAAGTTACCCTTACCAATCTCGTCAATAATTAGTTTACGAGGTTTGGTACCTGCAATAGCCTCTTCGTTATTACCTTCATCCAAGTTACGGATGAGGATTTGAGAGAACGGTATACGTTCTCCCCCACGAGTCTTAATACCTAGGGTGACTTGGTTTTTCCAATTGTCCTCAACTCTCTGCCATCGCCATGCTTCAGGTAGGAAATTGAGGCCCTTGTCCAGCTTATCTGTGATCAGCTTTATGTCGGGGGCATTTAACCCAGCGATCACATTCTGGGAGTTTTCATCAAATGTTGCGCCCCACCCTATGTAAGAAGCCTCTAAAACAGACTTGGCAAAACGTCGTATTCCTAGTATCACCAAGCCCTTTTTTTCTTGTTGTGCCCTGTCAATCTCATTTGTCACAATCCATTCGTTATCACGTAACAGGGGGTTGGCATATTTCTGGTAGATGCGTCCTCTTTCGTCAACAAGATCCACCTCTGTGTGCCACACATTTAAATGCCAATAGAGGAATGGGTTAATATATGTCCCATTCATCATGCATCCGTTTAGACATAACTCTTTATGAAAGTTAAAGAATGACTTATATTCAGCTGACTCACGGTCAGGGATTCTTCCCTGATTAATGAACCAGTCTTTATAATCTATACTTATAAGATCATTCATCGTCTGCTTTTAAGAAAGTCTTCAGCCATGGTAGATAGTTCTCCACTGCCTCTGATTTCCACTTTAGCTTCTTCCTTCTCACGTAGTTTCTCTACCACCTCTAGAAGGGCCAAGTAATTTTTCATGGTTTCCTGTATAAACTTACCCTGTGCCTCAATGCTTGCAATCACCATAGGAAGCACTCCTCCTTTGGCTGTAGGTTTCCATTCAATCCTGTCTTTTAGTTCATGCAGGGGATTAGCATCTACATATTGCTTCCAAGAAGCAAGCTGTTGCTCAGCCCATTCAAGCTCTGTATTAATATATGTAGTTTTCTTAATAACCTTCGACATCATCGTCTTCTTTTAGAATGTTCTCCAGATTCATCCCCTCCTTTATAATCTGATCAATTTCGCTATCATCTGTGTGAGGAATGTCCATGTCAAGCTCTGATTTATACTTCTCAAGAGCAAAAAGTATCTCTCTATCACTAAGTCCCCATACATCTCCATATTCATCTAGCGCAGTGGCTATGTGTCTACCTATATTGTAATTAGGGTAGGAAATATGTAATTGCTGAAAAAGTGCAAGCACTCCATAATAATTGTTGGGTCTTCCCATATCTGTTGTTTAGAGCAGAATACCTGAGCTTGCTGCTGTAAACTTGGTGAGGCTAGGCTGAATCACAGAACTGAGAAGTTTCTCAATCTCATCATTAGCTAGTTTTTTCACCTCTGAGCTTACATCAGGTGTAGCAATCAAGGCTGCTAATTTTTCAATAACTATCCACGCTTCTATTACTGGATTCATATTAATTGGTTTAAATCTTCGTCCGATAGGTTTTTGTCTTCAGGGTATTCCACATCCACATCTATTTCAAACTCATCCTCATCCTCAGGATTTGCATTTATGTATTCTTCTCGAACGGTTACAGCTATATTGTCCTGCACTTCATCAGGAACACCTACAATATCAACATAGTCTGCTCCATTTTCCCATGCATTTTGAAGAATGTCTAAAAACACCTTCAACGGAATCTTCTTAAACGTCACCTCGTTATTTTCCATCTTTTTCAATTTGCTCTTCTTGTTCTTGCGTAACCTCTGCCATCCATTTCTCTAATGGACAGGCACATGAAAGACATTTGGTTTTAGCAGACAACGTACATCCACAATGGGTGCAATGAGCATCAAGACGAATGGTTTTATAATTCTTTCTGTTAGCTGAATGATATTCACACTGCTTACAGATGCTTATTCTCTTACTGCTCGTCTCTAATATCGCTGTCTTCAACTTGTCTGGGGGGATTAGGTTGTTCCTCCACCCCTCGTAAATTTGTGAAAGCATACATTCTTGGTTTTAAATCTCTTATACCATCCAAAGCTATCTGAAGCTTAAGCTCGTAAGACTTCCTCTTCTGTTCTGTTAAGCTAACGTCCTCTAGCTTCTTTGTGAACAAGGCTTTCTGACTCTCGTATTTCTCCATCTGCTTTACTGCCTTCCCTTCATTAAAGAAAAACTTCCCAAACCCACTGATCTCTAAGCTCTTATGTTTTGTTAGCGCCTGGTTGGCCTCCTGAAACTGATAATTAATAACAGCCTCAATAGTCTTCTCACTAATAAGCATCTTGGGAGCCAGCTTCCTAATAATCCAATCTTTGACAGACAGGCTCATAGGCTTATTATCTGTGAACAAGTCTGATTTCAAG